GATAATGTCATGATTTAAATTCCTTTATTGTTTGAATGATTAACTGGCTACTTTAAAACCTCGAACCTTGTGACCCCGATTGTGTAACCGTAATTTTAGAGTCTCGCTAAATAGTTTAGCTTGTTCTTTGGTTATGACTATTTTTCGCTTCTCATTATATGCATCTGAGACTCTAAGTAATTGACGGTTATATGCTACCATCTCATTAACGGTACATGATGCATCCTTAAACATCTTTTGTAATCTCAAAAACTTTTTTAGATTGCCATTAAACAAATCAAAGAACCAAGAAAACATGGTGCTATCTAATCTTTTAGACTTAGCTAAATACGAGAACCCTCTATTTTTTACTAGGGTTCCTGTAGTTTTGACATAATAGGTTTGATGTTTACAATCGAGAGTCCGAATGTTTAACAGATAAGAATGTCGTCCAAAATGCACGACCTTGTCTACATTGTTCCAATCGTTTGACTGTTTAGCTACTTGTCCGATAGTGAAAGTTGAATTGCACATAATATATATTCCTTATGTTGTTGGGCTGATACGGTATTGCATCAGCCCGATTAATGATTTGATTAACAGCTTGTTACCTCGACAATATCGGTTCGATAATTCTCGACTAAATACTTACAGACTTTCAGCCAAGTATTATAAACCGTGGTATCAATATCGTTTACGATACCATCGCCTAGTTCATCATCACATATTACTTCAAAGTTCGAGTCCTCCTCGATCTTCCCATAACAATCAATATGAATAGAACCTTGAATAAAATAGGCTTCCGGCTTTTTCTTTTTGAGTACTAGGACTCCTTTATCGTTAAACGATACTTCAATGGTTTCGTCTATTAACATGGTTTCATCCTTTCAAATGATGGTTAAAAATTGAGATATTACTGGTATTATTTAACGCCTAAATCGTGCGCGATATAACCCATCCCCCCGAAAATCGGGCGCTCTTCACGTTTAAGAAATGGTATTAAATCGGTCTATAGGCGATGGAAAATCCTAGGGCAGGTTCAGCTCGGGCGAGTCAAGACTGAAGCCGCGAACCCCGACTCTCACGGGAAGACCCTAATAGCGCATGGAGGCGCCTAGTGGCTTGGCCGAACCATCCATAACGGACAATCCATGAGAATCAGTATACAGGAAAAATACATAGATTAAAACCCTAATAATCAATGTTGAATCCTAGGTTAAAAGCGACCTTAAATCCCTAAATAAAACCGCCGCACCCAAAATGATAGTGAGCGCAGCGAACGTGATAGATAAAATGATAGGCGCAGCCTATTCTAATGATAGGCGTCGCAGACGATGATAGGAATGACTAACAAAGTTAGTATAGGCTAACTTTTGACTGCATGAGTCATGTCTGAGCTATGGATATAGGTACACAAAATTAAAAGCGGGGGATCTATGCAGACTCGTGCCAATAATATTTTTATGTCGGGTTTTAATCAAATACTAATCGAATACCTACTAAATTTGTCTAAAATTTTATATAAAGTCGAGATTAATTTGACATACAATTAATTAAAATCAGGTCAAGTAGGGCCACGCGGTAGCCACGGCAGGGCTATACGTTATATATATACCGTTATACAAAATTATCGAAAATAGCTTGTCAACACCTTGATATAAAACAGTAAAATAATAGTACAAAAAGTCGGGGTATAGGGTAATATTCGTACTATACTAATAAAATACTTGACAAACCAGTATATTCGTGATATAATCACTTTTTAGTCGAGCATCAGCGAGACTATATACAGAGTATATGTAGTATACTATAATATATACTATATAATACTGTATGTAAACACATATTTAATATATATCTGTATCCACATTGCTACTATATGTAAATATAACTATATAAATAGGAGGATAACAATGCAACATAACTATTTTACACACTCATCGTATGAAAGAAGAGAGAATGATCATTATCCTACTATAGATAGACGTTGTATGAAAGCACTTCTTAACACATGGGACTTTCCTCTACCTGCAATAGATGTCTGTACTAAGGTAGGTGAACCTACACCACTTAAACCTGCTGTTAATGGTACATTTAAAGAGACACTAGGAGAGTATAGATCAATAATAACTAATCCCCCATACAAAAAAGGGGTAGTAGATGGTGTAGTAGAACAGATTATTGATACAGTTAAAAAGGGTCATATAGAGTTTGCTACTATATTAGTTCGTGTACAATGGGATTGTGCATCTACTCGTGATAAATTCTTTAACAATAAACACTTTGCAGGTGCTACCAGACTACAATTTAGACCATACTGGAGTAGCGAAAGAAAACATAGCCCCATTCACTCATATCAGTGGTTAGTATGGAAAGATAAAGTAGAGGGGTTTCCTGTACTAAAATACGACAAGGGTGAATAAAGTTATTACTAGTATCATTTTTTACTTGACAGTGATATATACATATGTTATAATACGAAACTAATAAAACTGCGTACTTTTAATCTTTATCTTGAGGGGTTCGTGGTTAGAAGTATGACCTTCTAGGGTCCAGTGATTGCATTTAAAGGGGTTGAAGGTTAAGCAGTTACCTCCCCCTTTCTTTTATTAGGGTATGAGTATGACTGATAAGAAACCACCTACATGGGATAGCCTCTCAGATAAAGAAAAAGAAGAGTTTGGTAGTAAAAAGAACTATGGTGCTTTTCTTAGATCATTAAGAAGTGGTAAATATGATAAAGAAGAAGAAAAGAGTATGAACATAAAAGGCCCAGAAAACAAATCAGGCATAAACATAAAGAATGGTGGACTTGTACTCAAAGTACTTAAAAAGGGTGTAGTTAGTGGCTCCTACAGCTAAACGAAAGCGCAACTATAGGAAAGAGTATGATGAGTATCATGCTAAACCTAAACAAAAAAAACGTAGAGCATCTCGTAATGCTGCTAACAGTAAATTAAAACCACCAAAAGGTATGGAAGTACATCATAAGAATGGTAATGCACAAGATAATAGGCGTAGTAATTTAGCCGTAATATCTAAAAGAGCGAATAGGCGTATGCAGCCAAAGAGAAAAACCAGAAGAACATGACACATGGAAATAGTAGAGGTAGCGACAAGTATATGGCCCATCGTATTTGGGTTAATAACACTAATAGTAATCTTAGCTAAACTACATTCAGATACGGAAATCCTCAAGGAGAAAGTCCGTACCTTATTTGATTTATTTAATGGTATTGGTAAAGGAAAATAATGGCTCCTCCTAAATTAAGTCTTAGACAAAAACGAATGAAAAGCAGACTTAACGAAGTTGAGAAAAACTTTATTAATAGTACTACTGATGCTGATTTTGCTAGAAACTCAAAACTGTTACAGTCACTCCGTGCTAAAGCTAAAGAAATGGGATTAACTACTAGAACAGATAACCAGTTATTTGAGTCTATGGATACTACCAGAAAAGATAAATTAAAAAGAGGAAAACTAGCAGGGTACTCAAAAGGTGTATATAACCCTAAAACAAAAAAAAGAGAATTTGCAAGTGCTATAGATGATCCTAATAGATATGACATAGTCGATTTTGGCGAACACTTATCTTATCTTAGTTTAGGTGTATCAGGTGCAGGACTAGCAATTAAAATAGCTAAAAACCCTAAATTAATACTAGAATTACCAAAAAATGTACAGGCAGGTGTACGAGCAGCATATAACAAACTAAAAGGAACAAAACCAATGGCAAGTAAAAAAATAGCCTCACTAACTCAAAAAGCAATATTTGGAAAATCTTTATTAACAGATAAGGCTTTTAAAGCATTTCAAGATCTACCTGATGCAGTGCAGAAAAAAATTATACCTCAAATTACAAGTGGAAATGTAAGGGGTTTAAGGGCAATTGAAGAAGCAGCTCAAAAAGCACAAAAAACTTTAGGTAAGGCTTCAGAAACAACTCAAGTAAGAAAAGGTAGAGAAGCTCTAGAAAAAGCTGGAAAACCACCTAAAACTAAAACTAAAACAGAAGCACCTAAAACAGAAGCACCTAAAACTAAAACTAAAACAGATAATCGTGCATCAAGAGCAAATGAAGTTAAAAAAGTAAAGAAAAGTAAAACAGCTAAACCAGAGAATAAACAAACTACAGCAGTAACTAAAACAGATAATAATCAAATACCTACAAATAGATCTCTTGTACCAGTAGGACAGAGAAGTTTAGTTGCATCTGGTAAAAAGAAAATAAAATCAGGATCACCTCTTACTGAAAAAGAAAAATTAGCTTTAGCTGTTGCAGGTATAACTTTTACTGGAACAGCAGCAGCCCTTTCAGGTAAGGGAAATTTAGAAGTTTCTCAAGTAAACGCTGCAACTAAATCAACTAAACCAGCACCTAAAGATAAAAAACCTACAGGAGAAATGAATGCTCCTATGAAAAGTAAGAAAGATGAAATAGGAACAGAAGATCCTAGTTCTGCACCTACTGAAAAGAAAACTAAAAAGAAAACTAAAATATCTGATTCTGGTGGTAGAGAAGATGCTAAAGTTAAAAATAAAACACCTAAAAGAAAACCTTTAGAGCAAGGTAAGCGTAAAATTAAAACAGACTTTGGTACAATAACCGTAGACTCTACTGATAAAGGTATGAGCAAGTTTAGTGGCTTTGACAATAGAGAAGAACTAGAAGCCGAAGAAGAAATGAACTTCCGTAAAGGTGGTATGGCTAAATACAAAAAAGGCGGTATGGCATTCGGTAAAGGTGGAATGTACAAGGCTCCTAAGAAAACATACGGAATGCGGTATGGTGGATTTACCAGAAGAGGTATGGGTAAGTGAAGACTAGCCTAACTGAAAAGGAAAGTCTATTTCTAGACGCTTTGTTTAACGATGCAAATGGTAACTTTCGGGCTGCTATGGACAGTGCAGGGTATTCTAAGTCGGAGTATCCTGCCAGAATAATCAAAAGGCTCAAAGAAGAAATAATAGAACGAGCCGAATATGTATTAGCAGCCAATGCACCTAAAGCCGTACTGTCTATGGTCAACGTCATTGATGATCCTAGTGCATTAGGTAACAGGGAAAGACTGGCAGCGTCTAAAGAAGTACTAGACAGAGTAGGGTTAGTCCGTACTGAGAAGATAGAGCATAAGGGTACACCATCAGCCGTAGTTGTCTTACCTCCACTAAATAAAGACGAAGATGAAGACGAGGAGTAAGACTAAACCAATACCAGCCGTAGGTATAACGCCGTATGGTTATGATCCAGCTAACAAAGATCAAGATAAATCTTTCTATTATCCTGATGCAAAGGTACTTACTAAGCTAGAAGAAGCCATAGTAAAGATTAGAGAAGATCAACAACCAGTAAGAAAGGTCGCAGGGTGGTTAGAGAATGAAACCAATAGGAAATTATCTGCTACCAGACTACACAAATTGGCTTGGACGAAAGAAGAACTTGATGCTCGTAGAGAGAAAAGAGAAGCCAATCTCAATAAACAACAGAAGAAAGTCAACCGACTCAAGAATACAGTTAAACAGACTAGCATTAAAGCAGAACAGGCAAAACGTAGACTTAAAAAAGCCACTGCTAAACCTAGTGATATAGAACAAGAAACATTTGAGTTTCCTAACGATACAGTTGCACCAGAACAGGAAGTTGCATTTGAACCTAATAAAGGTCCACAGACAGAGTTTCTGGCAGCAGGAGAACGAGAAGTATTTTATGGTGGGGCTAGAGGTGGTGGTAAAACCTATAGTTTATTAATAGCACCATTAAGGTTTGCACATAAATCTGCACATAGGGCATTACTATTGCGTAGGTCTATGCCAGAGTTAAGGGATGTTATCTTTCAGACACAACAGATATATCCCAAAGCATTTAAAGGTGCTAAGTTTAAGGCACAAGAAAACACTTGGCACTTTCCAAGTGGAGCAAGAATAGAGTTTGGATACTGTGAAAACTTACAAGATGCACTTAGATATCAGGGCCAATCATATACATGGATCGGTGTGGACGAGCTTCCGCAATATGGCAACTCAGATATATGGCATTTTCTTAGGTCATCGTTAAGAACAGTAGACACAAGTATACCTTTGCAGATGAGGGCAACTGGTAATCCAGGAAATATCGGATCTGCATGGGTTAAGAAAATGTTTATAGACCCTGCACCACAAGGTAAAAGGTTTGTAGAAGAAGTAAGATTTACTGCTAATGGTCAAGAAATAGTATCTGGTATTAGTCGTAAGTTTATTGCAGCGTCAGTATGGGATAATCCGTACTTGACACAAGACCATAGTTATGTATCAATGTTGGGGTCACTACCAGAGGCCAAACGCCAACAGTTTTTATATGGGAATTGGGATGTTGTCGAGGATGGAGCGTTTCCAGAATTTGATAAAGATATTCACACGGTCGAAGCATTTGAAGTACCTAGTGGATGGACTAAGATCAGATCATGCGACTTTGGTTATTCTTCTCATTCTGCTGTTCTTTGGGGAGCTATTGATTACGATGATGTTCTTTGGATCTATCGTGAGTTATATGTTAATAAACTGACAGCAGACAAGTTAGCATGGGCTATACTAGATGCTGAAGAACCAGACGGTAAGATATATGATGCTGTACTAGACAGTTCCTGTTGGGCCAAGCGAGGTGACGTAGGTCCATCAATAGCAGAGACTATGAATAGAGAAGGATGTAGGTTTAGACCTTCTGACAGATCTCCAGGATCTAGGGTAGCAGGTAAGATAGAGATGCACAAGCGTCTACAGTTAGATGAAGATACAGAAGAACCTAAATTAATTATAATGGATAGTTGCCGTAACTTAATAAGTCAGCTACCTGCACTACCGTTAGATAAGCGTAATCCAGAGGATGTAGATACAAAGTCTGAAGATCACTTATATGACGCACTAAGGTATATGGTAATGTCAAGACCAATGAATAAGACTACAGCATGGGAAAATGTTCCCAAACAACGCTGGAAACCTTCTGATAATATGTTTGGATACTAAATGGCTGATGATTTTTTAGATACTGATGAGAATACTGCACTAGAAGATTCTAATCAATCTACTGAATACGATGATCTTATAAGTTATATAGATAAGAAATTTACAACTGCTAAGACTGCACGATATACAGATGAGACACGGTGGTTACAATCTTATAGAAACTATAGAGGTATCTATGGTCCTGATGTTAAATTTACAGATGCTGAGAAGTCTCGTGTCTTTATTAAGGTAACTAAAACAAAAGTACTGGCAGCGTTTAGTCAGCTATGTGATGTATTGTTTAGCCAGAACAGATTTCCAATCGGTGTAGAACCTACCACAT